AGAAACCTGCTATCGTTAAGAGGTTGCAAACACAAGCGGCTGGTGGGGCTGCTCAGTTAAAGAAGAATGTATCTACAGCAACAAGTAAAGCACGAGAAACTGCTCATGGTGTAGCAACTGATGCTAAAACAGGATTACATTTAGGAACTTCAAATGTAAGGGAACTCGCCCATAAAGGAGCTACTGGTGTAAAAGCGGCTTGGGACAAAGGTAGAGGTGCAGGGCCAAAAGAAGCTACTGGTGGTGGGGGAACAGGAGCTAGTGCAGTAGCTATGGGTTCTGATACTGGTGTAAAAGAAGATAGTAAAATAGGAGATAAAGGAAAACAATTTGATACAGGTAAGAAAAAGAGACTTAATCAAAGTAAAGCTAAATTCAAGGTACGAGTTGCATGAAAAACAAAGTAGAGGAGTTACCCATAGGTCAACTCGCTAGTTTGTATGAGCGATCCTTTGGGGAACGTGAAACATACCTCACTAGAGGAAGAGAGTGTGCTAAACTAACGATACCTTCTCTTCTACCAGACTCAGGATCAAACTTCTCTACAGTATTTAATACTCCTTTCCAAAGCATAGGTTCAAGAGGTGTAAACCACTTAGCCAGTAAACTTCTACTTACCTTACTACCTCCTAATTCTCCTTTCTTTAGATTAACTATTGATGACTTTGATTTAGCAGAGTTAATGGGAGATCCAGAACAACGTGGTACAGTAGAAGAAGGGTTCTCTAGGATCGAAAGATCTGCGATGAATGAGATAGAGACTAGTGCCTACAGAGTTCCAGTATTTGAAGCATTAAAACATTTGATTGCCATAGGTAACTGCCTGTTATACCTTCCAGAAAAAGGAGGTATGCGAGTATTCCATTTGGATAGGTATGTTGCTAAACGTGATCCAATGGGGAATTTATTATATCTCATTACAAAAGAAACCCTTAGTGCAAAAACTATATCCCCAGAAGCAAGACTAGCTCTAGGGCTTCCCTCACCAGAGGAGTTAACCCCTGAAACTCCTGATAAGCCCTATGAGCTATACACATATGTTTGTAATAAAGAGAAATATTGGCATGTACATCAAGAGATAGGAACAACTCCTATTCCTGAATCATATGGAAAATATAAGATAGACAAGAATCCATTCATTGCCCTGCGATTTAGTAGGGTAGATGGTGAATCATACGGAAGAGGTCTCGTTGAGGAATACTTAGGAGACCTTCGTTCCCTTGAAGCCTTGACACAGGCTGTTGTAGAAGGATCTGCGGCTGCGGCTAAAGTCCTATTCTTGGTTAGACCTAATGGTACTACAAGGATGAAAACAATAGCAGAAGCTCCTAACGGAGCAATAGTACAAGGTGACTCAAATGATGTCTCAACACTACAACTTGATAAGTTTAATGACTTCAGGGTAGCGTTGGATGCAATGACATCAATCCGAGATAGGTTATCTGCGGCTTTCCTTCTTAATTCCTCAGTTCAAAGAAATGCTGAAAGAGTAACAGCAGAAGAAGTACGCTTCATGGCACAAGAGCTAGAGAGTGCTCTAGGTGGTGTCTACTCTGTTCTCTCTCAAGAATTTCAACTCCCCCTAATCAACCTTATCCTTCAGAAACTAATCAAAGACAAGAAGATGCCTGACTTCCCGAAAGGAAAAGTTAAGCCTCAAGTTGTAACTGGATTAGAAGCTCTAGGTAGAGGACAAGATCTAACTAAGTTAGCACAATTTCTAGAATACTTAGCTCCATTAGGAGCAGAGGTAATAGCTCAGAAACTCAATGTCGATGATTATATGGATCGACTTGGTGCTTCTCTTGGTATAGATACAGGAGGACTAATTAAAACAGATGAACAACTTCAACAGGAACAAGCCCAAGCCCAAGAAGCTCAAGCGGCTGAGATGAAAGAAGCCCAACAAGCACAAATGCAGGGCGATGTTGTCAGAGGTGCTATACCAAATATTACTAAAGGTATGGCAGATGGGATGAAAGATAATCCTGAGATGGCAGAGATCATCCAGCAAGCTATGGCTCAACAAATGGGTGGACAGGCTTAACCACACACTAAAGGAAACATGGCAGAATCAGTAAGTACATATGAAGGAGAAGGAGTTAATCAAGCAGGAACTCCAGAACAAATATACAATGCAATAGCTAGTGCAGAAGAACCAATACAAGTAAGTGATGGAGGATTCTCAGAAGATCCACCAGAAGTTCAAGATCTGGATAGACCAGAGTGGCTACCTGAGAAATTTGGTTCTCCAGAAGAACTTGCACAAGCATACAAAAGTTTAGAACAACAGTTTCACGCTGGTTCAGAAGAGAGAGCACAGCAGGAAGAACAGGAAAGATTTGAAACTGAAGATGCTCCTGAGATACAAGACACTAGTTCATCTCAAGTTCATAAAATGCTGGATGAGAGAGGATTGGATTTCAGTGTGTTTCAAGATGAGTACAATGAAACTGGAGCACTATCTGAAGATGCATACAAAGCTCTTGAAGAAGCAGGAGTAGCGAAGCAAGTTGTTGACACATGGATTGATGGTCAAGAAGCAAGAGCAGAACAAAGCATGAATGATATATACAATATAACTGGGGGAGAAAATAATTATAACTTAATGCTACAATGGGCAGATAATAATCTAGAACCATATGAAGCAGAGGCATTCAATAAACAGATAAGTAATCTGGATGAAGCCTCTCAATTTGCGGTTAATGGATTGTATGCTCGTTATCAACAATCAGAAGGAGTGATGCCTTCTTTAATGTCTGGTGATATTAACGTGTCAACTCAACCTCGTTATGAGTCACTAGCTCAACTTACTTCGGATATGAGTGATCCGAGGTATGCAGAAGACCCTGCTTTCCGAAGCAAGGTTGCCGCACGTTTGCAAAATTCTAACGTGCTTTAACAAAGAATCAAGGATAACAAACAGTAAGACTTTGCCCCATGCGTGGGAGAACTCTGTGCCGACCTTTGTGAGACCAAGATTTCTGAGTTATTTAACTATTAAACCAAATAACCCTTAATCTAAGGAAAACAAAATGGCTACTGATTATTCAGCTATTCATCGGTCTGGTATAAATAATGCTGGTGCAGACGCACGGGCGTTATATTTAAAGCTGTACGCAGGAGAAGTGTTACAGGCTTTCCAGTCGAAGAATATAATGATGCCCTTACATCGTGTCCGCACGATCTCTAAAGGGAAGTCAGCACAGTTTCCGATGACAGGTAAGTACCGTGATGCGGCTTATCACACACCGGGAGCAGAGATAGTTCCAACAGCTTCTAAGCAAGGTGAACGAATTGTATCCGTAGATGATCTCTTGGTTAATGCTCAGTTTATTCCGAACATTGACGAAGCTATGTCACACTACGATATACGTTCAATCTATACTCAAGAAGCAGGTTTTGGACTAAGTAAAGTTGCTGACCAAAATATAATAAGGCTTGGTATTAAAGCGGCTCTCTGTGAGACTGCTGCTATGGCGGCTCTTGCAACAGGAGCACCATCAATTCAAGACTATTCAGCATTTGATGACGAAGACTTCTCAGGTAACGTAGTTGTTGGTGGTGATGAAACCACTACAGGTACGATTGCCTCTAGTATTCGTGATCCTAAGAAGATTGCTCAAGCAATTATGGATGCAAAACGTATCCTTACAAATGCTAATGTTCCGGGCGAACCATTCGTGGTTATGTCTAATGACATGTATTATGATATGTTCAAGATTTCAGGTTCAAGTAACTTGAATGACTTGGCTATCTTTAATCGTGACATTGGTGGATCTGGAAGTGTTGCATCTGGTGACGTACCTACAATCTTAGGTATGCCTGTGTATGTAACTAATCACATGGGTTCTTACTCTAATACAGCAGGAACTGCGTGGACTTCTGATTTGTGGACTCATTCTGCTGGTGCAGTTGCAGTTCATGAAACTAGTATCAATCCAGCTTGGGGTGATCATCAACCTCTAGCGGCTGCTGCTGGTTCTGGAAGAACTACACAGTATGACGTTGGTAATACCAATCATGCCGCATGGTCTACTCATGTGACAAATACTGGTTCTACTGGATCAAGTGCTGTAGCTCGTAAAACTGCGTATCTTTCTGATGTTGCAATGCGTGTACGTGCGTTGGTAATGACTAAAGATGCAGTTGCTACTGTTAAACTAATGGATATGTCTGTTGAATCAGAATACCAAATCAATAGACAGGGTACATTAGTAGTATCAAAGTATGCAATGGGTCATAACGTATTACGCCCAGCGTGTGCTGTAGCTTTGCTTCAAGGTTTGTAGGAGCAAACAACTCTATAGGGAGTATCCTTAAACGTGGGTACTCCCTTTTTTTTACAAATGGAAAATGAAAGAATTTATTAATAGATTTGATGATAAGCAAACACAATATTTTACTCAAGGTTATACGGATTTACACCCATCAGAGACACAACAAAGCCTAGTAGATTCCAAAAGAAATCTAAGTCAAAAACCTAAGTACACTAAACATCCTGCTTTAAATTTAGTGTCAAAACTAGTTAGATCAACAAATGCTATTAATATTTACTCAGGTGGGATGTTTATGCCTCCCCAATTAAATTGGGATGAAGATGCAATAGTAGAAAAAATTAATGAACAATCTAGATTAGCGGCAGATGCCGAAGAACAGTTATCAGAAGTATATAATGAAAGAAGTCTTACGCCTATAACTTCTCCTGTATCAGCAACTAACCGATTAGACGGAAAACGGCAACTATCACACCTTGAGCTTCTTATAGCCCACAAGAATGCAACAAAGGCAATATTAAATGATGATGGCCCATTTCACGCTGAGTTCTTTGATATGATGTATAACCCTGTTAGTGGGTATGCATATGTAGATCCTCGTAAACTATCAGAACACCAGAAGAACTTTGGTTTTGGATACTCACAAGATCTAGTTAGATTAGCTAGAATATCTAAAATTTCAGATAAGATAGCATCTAGATGGTTGAGAAATAACAAGAACTTTGTTAATTGGGCAACTTTAGGTGAACAGATGACCGCAATAAGTGTTCCAGATCCTAGATTCCCTAATAGGAGAGTACCTAAATTAGTACATCATGGTTCAATTCAGTACATTTCTCCTGTACAGGGAATAGGAGTTAGACATATGGGAACAGATCTACAAGTATTATCAAAACTTCAACCTATTGAAAAAGAAATGGAACTTCCGGGTCATGTCGGAACAGTGCCACAAGCGATAGATATTGTAGCAGATAAAGTGGGAATAAAACTTGACGGAGGAGCAATAGAACATAATCCAGAAGATATACAAAAAATGTTGTACAATCACCCTTCTCCCTCTATTCCTTATGAAGCTAAATTTAAAGGTAATGAAGGATTAACTTCTAAAGACGCAAAGTTTTACTCTGGTTTTGTTAAAATGAATAATCCTCTACGTATGGATGATGTCCAAGTGTGGACTATGGATAATGTTTTATCAGAATTACTACTGATGGGAGAATTACATCTAGATGCTAGTAAAGGATGGACATACGATATTGATGCTGACGGAGCATTAGAAGGATGGGAAAATAATATGACTCCATTTAGAAAGTTAGTTAATTATTTTGGACAAGGTACAGCTATGGAGCAGATATTATTATATGCTCGTGAGAAGTATGAAAATGACATGAATAACGCAGGTATAGAATTATCTAATTGGAATGAAGAGTGGGATGATTTTTTACCAATTCAAAAAGCAGAGATACATTACTACAAAACACAAGGATTAATGGAGTTTATTAATAAAGATCTAGGATATGATGGTATTGTGTACAAGAATACTGCTGAAGGAGTCAGACAATTAGAAGGAGAAGATTTAGAAGAAGACCCTAATACTGGTGAACCTGTGTTTAATCCTGAGATATACGAGGATTCTTATATACTTTTCCATCCTTTCCAGTTTAAATCAATATATAATACAGGAGAATTTAATCCAGCCGTAAAAAACTTTCTTGGAAAATACTCAAAACGTAAAAATAAATATCAAAAGGTAGCATGAGTGAGAAAAAATTAGAGAACATGTCCGAACTACAAGCGGTTAATATGATGTTAACTACTATCGGAGAACAACCTATTATGAACCTGAATGACAAAGCAGGATTACAGGATGCTTCAATCGCTCAAGATATTCTACACAACACATCTAGACAAGTGCAATCTAGAGGGTGGATATTTAATACCGATCTTCAAGTAACTAAGACTCCTCGTTCTTCAGATAACCAAATACCAGTCTCTAAAAATATATTACGAATAGACTCCACTTCTAAAACTCGATCTAATAAAAAGGATATAATAGAACGTGGTGGCTATCTTTATGATAGAGAGAACAACACAAGTGTATTCGCTGAAGGAGATACTGTAGTAGTAGACGAGGTAGTATTTCTAGGATTTGATAAGCTGCCAGAACCAGCTAGACGATATATAGCCAGTAAATCCGCACGTATATTCCACGATAGGGTAGTGGGGTCAGGTGAGTTACACAGGTTCTTCCAAGAGGATGAGTCACTTGCTTGGACAGATTTATTAGAGTATCAAGCAGAGGTAGGAGATTACAATATATTTGATGATTATGACACCTTTAGAGTAGTAGATAGAAATCAGGATTCTAACCAACATTATGCATGGAGGAAATAAATGGCTTTAATTTCTGGGACTATACCAAGTTTAATTAATGGTGTATCCCAACAACCAGCTACACTCAGGCTACCTACACAGGGTGAGATACAGGAGAATGGTTTATCCCATATAGCTCGTGGATTAGAGAAGAGACCTTGTACTGAGCACATAACAGAAGTAGCTGGTATAACCTCTGCTAATAGTAATGATGTGTTTATCCACACCATTCGTAGAAGTGAGGATGAAGCATACGCAGTAATTATCAAGGGTGGAACAACTAGTGGAACAAACGGAGCAACAGCTAATACAAATACCGAAGTTAAACTAATTGATCTCACAGGCTATGCAACTGGAACTCCGGGTAAAGAGGTATATATATTAGATAAAGAACAGGAAGCTAGTTACCCAAGTGGACAAGGCACTAGTAGTACTAACGGAATAACTTCTTCAGTTGCTATGTCTACAAACACAATCCCTAATAATTACTTCAAAAACTTTTCTGCACCAACTGAGTCCGCACCTAAGAATATATTTTCTCCTAATAGCTTATCTTCTACTACTATTGCTGATTACTCCTTTATCTTAAATA